AACTGGTCATGTCTGGAAAGGCAAAGCTGCTCTCAATAAGTGAGTGCCCCGGAGCTTTGCATCTACTAAATCGCACTTAGTAGATACAGGTTAATTATAAGCCTCTATCTGCTAATTGTAAAGACAAATAAGAAAAAATAAGGAGAAATTAGCTAGATATGAGTGAAAACAGAAACGAAAATCAGCCCACATGGGCTGATATCGAAGTAGCACTTGCTACTGAGATTGTCGAAGAAAGTAAAAAAAAGTCAAAAAGATGGTTCACGGCATGGATTGTGACAGCCGCCGCACTGGTAGCCAGCAATCTTGCGTGGATCATAGGAGGTATCAGTGAATAATCTGAAGAACATCATCTGCGCCGCACTGATCGGAGGTTTTTCCACGTTCCTTCCATTCTGGCAGTGGGACGGACCGGGCAGACAGCTTTTTGCGGCGGCGATGAATACAACGATCGTATATGGAATTCTCTGGGATATTGATACGCCAGAGAGAAAGGAGAGTGAAAATGTTTGAGAAAGAGATTGATGAGATTTACGAACTCTGTAAAAGAGCCGTGAAAGAAGTTCCGACAGCTAGTGTTACGTTCGAATATTCAAGTTATGATCTGAACGTAAGAGCGCTTAAAAGAAAAGAAGATGCTCGTCTTCCAGAAGGTAAATTCAAATGGGATTTGTATCAGAGAATACTTTTTAATCCTTTTTTTGAAAAAGAAAGTCGCGAAAGCCTCAGAATAATCAAAGCTTTCTTGCTGGAACTTCTGATAGATGGGAGGTGCCCGTTAAATGCTGAATCAGATGGAATTGAAGCTCCTGCCGACAATGGAATTGATAACAACGGTGAACGAGCTTCTGGAGGAGCTGAACAGGCGGAAAGTATACATTCTTGATTGGGAGAACCCGGACATGTATCTGAGTCATCTTGAGTATCATTGCGCTGGCGGGACTTTTCCAAACGGCGAGCAGAATCCAGCGCGAGGAGATGGCTCTGACAATGTTTACTGTTTCTTTAGCGAGGTGAGAAAAGATGCAGGAGAGAATTGATGAAATCCTTGCCCTGATAGACGAGCAACTTTCTCTTGTAGCTGATAACTACATCGAGAGTTCATACAAGGCAAGGACACTGGCGAGCTACGTACAAGCTCTAAACGGGCTTTTAACGGCTCAGAAATCGTATAAGGAGGAAAATATCGGTGAGTGAATTTGAAATCCGTATTCCGGCAAGAAAGAAGCAGCCGGCAACCGATAAGGACAATCCGGTTGTGAAAGTTTCACCAGGCGCATATAACGCACTGGTTGAAATCTATAATGAATCAACCTTATCAATGAAAGATATTGCAAGTTTGCTGATTATCGAGAGCAGCAAACATGTGGTTTATGACAAGGAGGAATAGAAGTGAATATATATGAGAAGTTAGGGATTATTCAGTCAAAGCTGAAAGCCCCTAAAGGACAGTACAATTCCTTCGGGAAATACAAATACAGAAGCTGTGAAGATATTCTGGAAGCTGTAAAGCCTCTCCTGACAGAAACAAGAACTGTATTGAGCATCACCGACCAGATGGAAGTTGTTGGGGACAGGATTTATGTCAGATCAGAAGCACACTTGAAAGACTGTGATGATACTGGCGAAATCGTTACAGTTGCTTATGCAAGGGAAGAAGAATCTAAGAAAGGTATGGATTCTTCGCAGGTAACAGGCGCAGCTTCATCTTATGCCAGAAAGTACGCTTTAAATGGACTGTTCTGTATTGATGATAACAAAGACAGCGATTCTACTAATACAGGAGAGAAAGAAAAAACGTCCGGTAGGAAAGCGGAACCGGCAAAAGAAACCGAGATGATTAGTTCCGAGACTACTATGTCAATCAAAAACATTATTGATAAGTACCCGGAAGCCAAGCTTTTAGAACAGATCAAGGCTCGTTTCAAGGTAAATGACATTAAGTCACTTACAAAAGAGAAAGGGCATAAATGTCTCAAAATGTTAATTGACTATGACAAACAGCATGTAGAAAAGGAGTAACAGCATGAATAAAGTAATTCTTACAGGAAGATTTACACGTGATCCGGAAATCAAATATACAAATGACGGAACATCTATTGCGAGATTTTCTATTGCAGTGAACAGGAGATTTGTAAAAGAAGGTTCTGACCAGAAAGCAGATTTCTTGAATTGCATCGCTTTCGGAAAATCGGCAGAATTTATCGAGAAATATTTTTCTAAAGGAATGAAAGCGGATTTATCCGGGAGAATCCAGACCGGCAGCTACACCAATCGCGATGGACAGAAGATATACACAACAGACATTGTTGTAGAAGAAATTGAATTTGGTGAAAGTAAAAGTGCTAATCAGAGTCAGTGCAAATCAGAAGCTCCACGTCCAGAAGCCGACCCGGACGGATTTATGAATATTCCAGATGGAATTGACGATGAGATGCCGTTTGCATGATACAAATTGACAGTAGGGAACATCAGAAAGTTATTGATGGCATTAAGAAAGCATTTGATGCAGCAGGGGAAAAATGGTTCGTGTCGAAGCTCTATGTCGGGGATTACATGAATTACGACAACCCTCGACTGGTTGTTGACCGAAAGCAAAATCTTTCTGAGTTATGTGGCAATGTATGCCAGCAGCATGAGAGATTCCGTGCCGAGATTATCCGGGCAAATGAAGCAGGGATAAAACTCGTGTTCCTGTGTGAGCATGGAAAAGGGATTGAAAAACTGGACGATGTTCTCTGGTGGGAGAATCCTCGCGGGAAGAAAAGAGTTAAAAAAAATGGCGTCTGGGTAGAACAGGAGCAGAAAGTCATGCACGGTGATGTTTTGTATAAGATTCTTTGCACAATGCAGCGGAAATATGGCGTTGAATTTCTGTTCTGCAATAAAAAAGATACTGGAAAACAAATAATGGAGATCTTGTCAAATGGACAAAGAGACAATTAAGCAACAGTACAGTATGAGAGATGTTCTTGCCAGATACGGAATGGTTCCAAGCAGAGCAGGATTTATTCGGTGTCCTTTTCATAGAGGTGATCACACTGCATCTATGAAAATCTACAAAGACAGCTATTATTGCTTTGGCTGCGGTGCAACAGGTGACATATTTACATTCGTCCAGAACATGGATAATTGCGATTTTAAGACAGCTTTTACCATACTTGGAGGAACTTACCAGAAACCAGATTTCTCTTCCAGAATGGCAATATATCACCATCAGAAACAGATGAAAATGCGGCAGAAGGAAGAACAGAAGAAAAAGGCCGAGCTGCAAGAATGCTTGTCTGATATTGACTTTTATCGGGCAGAAATCGAGCGATGGAGCCCTCTTTCTGACAGATGGTGTGAAGCATGGAATGCACTTCAAAAAGCACTGTACCTGCATGGAGAATTGAATGGTATACCGTATTAGAAAAGAGGTGATATAGATGGTTCCTTTGAACAAGTTGGATTCGAAATCCATCATGTCTCGGGAAGTGCTGGATGAGGTGTTCAATCAGGAGGATGAGATTTACAGGGCTGAACTGTTGGCCAGCCTTGCGCTTCGAGCATCTGAATTGAGGTGTAAAACAGAGTTTACAAGCGTGGTAAACGCATACAAAAAAGTGCAAAAAGATATAAAAAGGCAAGAACGGGAAGACATCCAGAGGCAATTAAAAGAAGCTAGCCTTGTAGAACACTATACGAACTTTACGGATAGTCCATATGATAGAATGGCCTGCGGAAACTGGATTGCAGCAGATGATGGAATTTGCACTTGGAATTCTACTACTGGAATAACAGATGTTAGGGCCTGCTATCATCCTATATTGCCGGTTGAACGCCTAAAAAATATTCAGACAGGCGAGGAGCAGATAAAAATTGCCTTTAAACGTAACAATAGATGGCAAGAGATTATTATTCCAAAAGATGTCGTAGCAACTGCGTCCAAGATTGTAGGGCTATCCAAGAACGGGATAGCTGTAACATCAGAAACTGCTAAACACCTTGTAAGGTACTTATCGGATGTGGAAAATCTGAACGATGAGTACATAGAAATACAATATTCGTCCGGAAAGCTTGGATGGATTGGAGACGGTTTTCTGCCATACAGTGAGGAAATCATATTTGATGGGGATGCGAAGTTCAGGCAACTTTTTGAAGCCATTCAGTTAAAAGGAGATAGGGAAGCTTGGTATGAGCATGTAAAAAAGATCAGGCAGCAGGATAAATTCGAAATTAAGTTTATGCTGGCAGCGTCTTTTGCCAGCGTTCTGATTAAGCCACTGGATGCACTTCCATTTTTTACCGATTTATGGGGCCTTACTGGAAACGGAAAGTCTGTTACCCACATGCTGGCCGCTTCGGTCTGGGCGGATCCGTCCGAAAACAAGTATATAGGAAACTTCAAGAGTTCGGATGTTGGCCTGGAAGTAAAAGCTGACATGCTCAATAATCTCCCCCTTATCCTTGATGATACAAGCCAGAAGGATAAGAAGATTGAGGAAAACTTTGAGCGAATCGTGTATGATCTCTGTTCCGGTCAAGGAAAAACCAGGTCCAACAAAGAACTGGGGTTAACAAGAGAAAGCACGTGGAAGTTGTGTATCCTCACAAACGGTGAGTATCCATTGCAGTCCTACGTGAACCAGGGCGGCGCTGTAAACCGTATCCTTGAAGTAGAATGCACGCATGATAAGTTGTTCGAAAACCCGCAAGATACTATTGATATTCTTAAGAAAAACTATGGCTTTGCTGGGAAAGACTTCGTGGCGGCGCTGGAAGAAATGAGTGTTGATAAGATTAAAAATATCCAGCAGGAGATTTTGAAAAAAATCGCATCAGACGATAAAACGGATAAACAGCTACTTTCCTTATCAATTGTTCTGACTGCAGATAGAATCGCCACAGATATGCTTTTCAAGGACATGCAGTATATTGATATACAAGATGCCAAAAACACTCTTGCTGATGTATCAGATGTATCTCCGAATGAACGTTGTTATGAGTACCTGGTGGATATGATTTCTATGAATGAGCAACGTTTTGACGTTGATACGCCTTGTGAAAAATGGGGGGATCCCATTGAAAAAGATGAAGAAATGAACCGATTAGTGTACTTCTATCCCACTGCGCTCAATAATATCTGCAAAAATGGCGGATATTCCAAAAAGGCGTTTTTGTCATGGGGCATGAAAATGGGGCTTGTTATTTCCAATAATAAGTACGGTAACGTTCTGAAGAGAGAGTCAGAAAGCAGGAATCCAAAAAAGTTTTGCTGTTTGAAAGTGGTGAATGATCTTGATGGATACCTGGAAGAGCAAAAAGCGAGTTTGTTCCAGATATCGGATCCGGTATTCGATTAATTTGTAACCGAGTAACCTTGTAACTTTTCGAAACGTATATATATAGATAGAAAAATAAAAATATGAGAATGAAATTATTTTTTTCTCCTATATAGGAAATGTGTGAGTTACACGGTTACACGGTTGCAAACACTACAAACCCGCATAAATACTGGATTTTTTTGTAACCCAAATGAAACCGGATTTTTCAAATAGGTTACATATAAGGGAGGTGGAGGATGGAAGTAGAAGCAAAAGATATTCCTATCATACAAAAATTTATGACAGAATACTGGAAAGCTATAAAAGAGTTCTACTCAGCAGAGCTTACAGACGAATATTCCAGTAAAGTCTATGATACCTGTACAGAGCTGGGAGAACTGGCAGGGACGTGCCCGAATGAGAACGATAGACAATTTTTGCTTGACAACATAAGAGCTTTTCATAGATTTCTTAATTCTAAGCAGAGAGGAATGAGGAAAAAAAATGTACAAACAGAAATATAAAGAAGGTCAGCAGATTCACAAAGACATATATCTGTACATCTGCCGATATATCAAGGAACATCGGTACGCACCGTCTTACAAAGAGATTGCCGACGGTGTCGGTGTGTCAAATGCCACGGTGCTTCGCCACATGGACATGCTGCGAACGGATGGATTGATCGAAACGGATCACCCGAAGACACCGAGAGCGTTCCGGTTGACAGGATATGAGTTCGTGACAAGGAGGAAGAAGCATGAAACTGTATGAGCTGTTTAAAGGCGCTGAATATGTTGGAGAGTTCACTCTTGACGAGATCATGAGTATCACGGGAGCGCATCGGAGCGCACTACTCAACAGCGTGGCGCGCGGCGTCCTCGTAAATGATTTGTGGGACGTTTCTCCGGCTTATGATCGGACTTTGAACCGGAATGACGACAATTCATTGCTTAAGCAGTTTGAAGCCGTTACAGGGCAGATCAGGAGGTGTGTGAAGCGTGAGCAGCAAACTTAAAGCAAAGCCGCGGAAGCAGAGATTTCCTCTAGCTCAGTCCAACCAGGCGGCTCAGGCGTTCGGACGGGCAATGATCAACTGTCAGAGCCAGATCAAAAGCATGGAGAGAGAAGCTTATGAGAATGGATTCAACGACGGAGAAGATTGGAGTGATACGATTAATGTTGTTACAACCATGATGGCTCTGAGGCGTTTATATGGATTTTCTACGAAACGTTTGCTCACAGTCGCACAAACTTCCAATGAGTACATCAAAATGGCAAATGAGGGCAAAATGAGCGTTCTGAGCATGATGCAGGATATTGAGGAGAACACAGATGTAAGATTTGACGAGATGAATAAGAATCTGGTTAAGAAGATGGGAGTATAGATGATTAAAAGAAAGGAATAACGAATCCTCGGTAAACCGAGGTTGTATTAAGATTAGTATGGTGAATTGATACATAAAGTTTGGCGGAGTGGCCGTGCCTAAGTAAGCACTTAATAATGAATCCAAGCCGATTGTCAGACTATCCTCGCACAGGATTTGTAGCGTGGTGTTATGAAAGTATGTTGGTTTTCAACAGGAATAAGCAGTTTTGTAGCGTGTTATCTGGCAAAGGATGTTGACGAGATTATCTATACTCATGTGTCGAATCAGCATCCAGACAGTCTGAGATTCTTGCATGATTGCGAGAAGTTGCTAGGAAGAAAGATAACGATAATCCAGTCAGATAGGTTTGACTCAGTGGATGACGTGATGGAGTTCACGCACACAATGAATACTCCGTTTGGTTCTCCATGTACGAGATATTTGAAAAAAGAAGTAAGAAAAAAATGGGAATCTGAGCATCCGGATCACCACACATATGTATGGGGGTTCGATGTAAATGAAAGGAGTAGGGCAGAGAATACCTGTAAGGCTCTAAGCGATTACGACCATGAGTTTCCATTGATTGAACATGGATTAACCAAACAAGAAGCGCATGGAATAGCGGACAGGTTAGGATTGAAACGTCCAATTATGTACGATTTAGGATATCCGAACAACAATTGCATTGGATGCGTCAAAGGCGGCATGGGCTACTGGAATAAAATTAGGAAGGACTTCCCCGAAGTATTTCAAAAGCGTGCGGAGCAAGAGCGTAGATTTGGAAGAAGTTGCGTAAACGGAGTATTCCTTGATGAATTAGAACCAGACAGAGGAAATATTAACACAGAAATCATGGAGGACTGCACAATAGCGTGTCAGTTGCTTACATGGGGAAAGTGAGGATGGAAAATGGATAAATTAAAACCATTAAAACCGTGTCCGTTTTGCGGAGGAAAGGCAGAAATGCTGATTAATGAATATAACGATTCAAGAAAAGAATATCTTGTAGCTTGTACAGAATGCGATGGAATGGTTGAACGTTGGAGAGAAACAGAGAAAGAAGCCGTAGAGCAGTGGAATCGAAGAGTAAGTGATAAGGAGGGCACAAAATGTTAATCAGAAGTCAGAACAAGGAATCTTTAGTTGCACTTGAACTTTTACTTGATATCGAAGTTTCAGGTGGAGTAATAAGCGCAAGAAAAGATTATGGGTGGTGTTGCTTGCTCGGAGAATATTCTATCAAAGAAAAAGCCATGAAAGTACTGGATATGATTCAGGAAGCCTATGTAAATGGGCATATTGTTTATCAGATGCCAGCGGACAGTGAGGTGGAAGTATGATTACATTCTTATTAGGATTCACCCTTGGAACCATATTTGGAGTAGTCGGTCTTGTATGCGTGGCGATCATGTACGGCAAGCACCACACGGACGAATAGAAAGGAGAACGGTATGCTGACAAGGAATAAAAAGCTGAAAGACTACGGTATTCCGGCAGAAGACATTGAAAAACTGAATACGATGCTGAAAGACTTTCCGGCAAAGTACGGATACCTGCTTTCCGGTGCCGCCTTGTCAGCTTGCCCGAAGAACACGGTGATAGCGGATATGGTTATTGAGAATATCCTACACCGGAAAAGTTATAGGAAGATCAGCAGAGAAAGATATATCCCGATGAATCCGAAAGACTTTTACGGATACAGACGCAAGACCGTCGCTGTACTGTATGAGAGGATGCGGTTGTTGGGAGTGTGGGAGGATGAAAAACAATGAAAAAATATCTTTCGTTAACTTTAGGCGTTGTGAATTTTGCATGTATTGTTGTGAATATAATCAATCAAAAATGGGATATTCTGGTGATTAATATCATAGCATGCGTGTTGGTTCTTGATAATTTCATTAACGATTGAAAAGGAGAAATGAAAAATGCGGTTAATTGATGCAGATAAGTTAAAAGAGGCAATAATAAAAGAGTACTTGCGAGGAAAGAAAACGCTCATGGAAGTGATTGACGAGCAGCCGACAGCTTTTGATGCGGAAAAAATTACGGAATCGCTTATGAACAGATTTCGTGTTGTTTCCAATGACGAGGACTTGGAATGGAACAGAGCTATAGATTATGCTATTAAAATCTTAGAAGGCGGTGGAACTGAATGAGTAGATTAATAGATGCGGACGACTTAATTGAATATATTAAAATATGGGATATTGGTATGAGTATTGATTCTGACCAAAAAGAATTTATTAATTGTATTAATAGACAGCTGACAGTTTTTGATGTGGAGAAGGTTATTGAGCAATTAGAGAATTATTTATTTGAAAAATATTGCATAGAAGGAGATACAACAATTGATGAAATTGTGAAAGGCGGTGGAGTTGAATGAGAGAAATTCTTTTCAAGGCGAAGCGGATTGATAATGGTGAATGGATAGAGGGGAGCCTCATAGATTTAGATATTGACAGCGGATATTGTTATATTGTTCAGCCGTATAAAAAAGCGAGTATATTGCCAATCATCTTTTTAATAACAGACAGAATGAAATTGGTTGATCCAGAAACACTCTGCCAGTTTACAGGACTTTGCGACAAGAATGGGAAGAGAATCTGGGAGAATGACATCATCCAGTATGGCGCAGTTGCGGCTGTTGTTAAGTTTGGAGAATACGGTAATGGAAATTTAGGATTTTATGTAGATTTTCCAGAAGAAACCAATTATCGAAAAGATTTCTCGTATTGGGCGAAGAAAGTAGTCGTTATTGGAAATGCGGTTGACGATCGAAGTTTATTACAGGAGGTGAAGTAGATGATCGATTTGACAAATAAATGTGTATTAGTCAGAACGCATGAAGAGTATGAAAATATTCTGAAAGCAGCAAAGAAACAAGGATATAGATGGTACGGCGGAAAAGAAGTGTATCCATATCCCTTTGAAAAACAGCAGATCCCGGATATATTAAAGTTCGATAGCAATAAAGAACTAACAAGAAATGCCAGTCTTGCACCGGGATATGAATTAGTAGAAGCATCAGACGTAATTGAATATGAGAAGAAGATCAAAGATGCTATAAACCTTGTCAGAGCATTTGCTAAAAACCCAGACAGAACATTGATTGACTCGCTTATTAAGTCCTTGAAGTTACTTGCAGATACTATAGAAAGTCAGATGTAAGAGGTGAAGTAGATGGAGAGATTAACGAAATTGAAAAATGGAAGGATTACTTATAACGAAAAAAGAGATCCTGTGTTTGAATGTGGTGAATTTTGCGATAACTGTCCAACTGGTACAGCATATTGTAGGACTATGAAAAAAATGATTCGTAAACTTGCTGCTTACGAAGACTTAGAAGAACAGGGCTTGCTTGTGAGATTGCCGTGTAAGGTCGGAGATATGGTGTGGGATAACGATTTTGGATATCCGGAATCGTATGAAATAAAAGCATTTTCATATGGATATTGCGATAGTTATGTTGAGCCAGATATAGAAGATCAAATCATATTTTACTATGAAAATTATATCGGTTCAATAACAGGAGCTTTTCCAATGAGCGAAATTGGTAAAACCGTATTCCTCACCCGTGAAGAAGCTGAGAAGAAGTTGGAGGAGATGAAGAAGGATGAATAACAAACCTACACTTGAAATTGATAGAGAAAAGAACGAAGTTACGATAAAATGTAATGGGGATACTGTGAAGTTCAAAGATGATAATGTGGAAGTGACCAGGGCGAGTAAAAACATGATGCTTAAGCCACCAGACATAACCCCGCAGCTTGCCATATCGGCATTCGCAGTGTTGCATCAATATTGTAACTCAATCAGTCCGCATGACTGCATCAGATGTACATTCTACGAACATTGCCCGGAGTGCTTCATGGGGTGTCCGGGAGATCAGGGTGAGGCTATAATGAAAATGAAAGGTGAACTATGAAAAAAGGATGGAATATAAAGCCTGAATTTAGAATTGAAATGGCTGATTTTATTAAAAAAATGCCGGAGAACACAGAAGTTGAAAGGCGAAACAAAAAAATACTTCGGTATGTTGTAGTAAATGATTATTCTGCATTGACGATATCAAAAATAAATGATCCATTGATTATATCATATGGGAACCGGAGTAGAGGCAAGCAATTATCAAGTATGCACATTTCAAGAATAATAAATTCGTATTTCCCTAATATCCCAAAAAGGATTGATTATTCGCAAAGAAACTATTATGAGAGAAGAAAAGAATTAACTAATCGTAAAAACAAAGGTATGTATAACGACTATAAAAAATGTGGGAAATGTGGAAGTACAGAAAACCTAGAATTGCATCATATGATACCGGTGTCATTGGGCGGAACAAATGATGAAAATAATTTGATATGGCTTTGCAATAAGTGCCATAAAAAAGTAACTCAATATCAAATGAATATATTATAAAAAAAAGAAAGTCCCCAGTATTCCCAGTACTGAGGGCTTTTGCCTTGTATTGAACCTTTATTACTTCTTTAAAAATTATAATATATTTGAATTTACATGTCAATCAGAGAGTCGGTATTTACCGGCTCTTTTTTAACGCAAAATTCCTCAAACATGTACCACAACTTTTCTACTGACCTGTGATAAAATATACTCAGAAGTATTACTATGGGGTTTTATAGCCAGTTGGAGGTGATAATATGGCGAACTTAAAATTAGTTACAAGAAAACTCCAAAAAGCTATATTATCCACCGGATTAATCATAAAAATCGGAACATCGCAATTCTACAGCCATGAACAGGAGCGTTTGATAACAGTAACAATCATATCAACGCCGGTATTCAGACCAACAAAACGTGGCGAATGGAAAGATTGCGATTATGAAATATTACGAACTGCATCCCAGTATGATGTGGTCATGTGTCTAAAAGAGATATGGGAGGCAGTCAGAAAATGATGGTGGGAGATAAGTATATATTAAATGGGGCAAGTCAACTTGGAGTAACAAGAGAAGGAGAGGAAGTAAAAATACCTCCGTTTTCCGTTATAGAAAAAATAAGGGATAATTTTGCAGACAAGCTTAAATTTAGAAATATGTTTGTATTATGTAAAACTGGACAAGAAATAGATGTTAGCCAGAGTATTATTGAAAGATATTTTATCCCGGATACAAAGGACGGTGGGTAAATGAATCTCACTCCTAAACAGAAAGCGTTTGTGCATGAATATATAAAAAATGGCGGGAATGCATCTAATGCCGCAAGAAGAGCTGGATACAAAAATCATGAAGTGGAAGGAAGCAGACTGATAAGAAATGATAAGGTTTTAGCATATATAGCAGAAAAACAGTCTCTCATCGAAAAGCAAAAAGGCACTGATATCATGTCTCTGGCAGAAATTCAGCAACGCCGTTCCATGATCGCAAGAGGTGAGCTGACTGATTCATTCGGGTTCACTCCGGATTTCTCAGATCAGCTGAAATCTATGAACGATCTGGAAAAGACATTAAAAATCAAGCAAGAGCAGGAAGAAAAGAAAGCAGCGGAGGAAGCTGCCAGAAATGCAAAAGAGTATCACATGGATCTGTATAATGTTCCTGATTGTTTTCATTGGGCTATCAGAGACATTCGAGACAAGAAACATCTGGAGTATGTATTTAAGGGCGGACGTGGCTCCACGAAATCAACCACTGTCGGAATGACTATAGTAGAGTTGATGAAGAACAACCATGATATTCATGCAGTTGTCTGCCGTAAGGTCGGGAACACCATTAAAGATTCTGTGTATAACAAAATCAAATGGGCTATTGGAAAGCAGGAATTTACAGAAGAATTCGATTCTAAGTTATCACCTATGGAGATTACGCTAAAAGCAACCGGACAAAAGATATACTTCCGTGGTGCTGATGACCCTGACAAAATTAAATCTATCAACCCTGAGTTCGGCTATATCGGCATTCTCTGGTTCGAGGAATTAGATCAGTTCGCAGGTACTGAGGAAATTCGTAAGATTGAGCAGTCTGCGATTCGTGGCGGCAACCTTGCATGGATATTTAAGAGCTTCAATCCGCCAAAAACAATGAATAACTGGGCTAATAAGTATGTTCTTGAACCGAAAGAGAACAGAATAGTTCATTCATCAACTTACTTGGACGTGCCAAAAGGATGGCTGGGGCAGCCATTTATTGACGAAGCAGAGCATCTGAAAGAAGTCAATCCAAACGCTTACGAACATGAATATATGGGAATTGCGAATGGAAACGGCGGTAATGTATTTGAATATTTGGAAATCAGAGATATTACAGATGAAGAAATCAGTCACATGGACAAAATATTTCAGGGGTGTGACTGGGGATTTTTCCCTGATCCGTATGCTTTTATTCGTTTGTATTACAATCATAACACTGAAAAGATATATCTCATTGATGAAATTTACGAAAATAAATGGAGTAATAGGAAATCAGCAGACGAGATTCTAAAAAGAAAATACGATGATTATACTATTACTTGCGATTCTGCTGAACCTAAATCAATCAATGATTATAGAGACTTTGGGCTTCCAGCAAGAGGTGCGATAAAAGGTCCTGGAAGTGTTGAATATTCTATGAAATGGCTTCAGACAAGGACTATCGTTATTGACCCCAAAAGAACGCCTAATGCTTATAAAGAGTTTTCGGAATACGAATACGAAAGAGATAAAGACGGAAACGTTATAAGCGGATATCCTGATGAAAACAACCATTTAGTCGATGCCTGTAGGTATGCAACAGAATCACTGTGGAAAAGGAGGGGGAATAATGCCTGACATCCAGTATTTAGAAGACGGGAATGTAGCGTATTTTAATGGAATGCGTTATAGAAAAGATAAAAAGACGGGATACTTTTTGCACACGGTATCTGGTGGGCGAACAGGTTCACGTCTGCATAGAGATGTGTATGAATATTACAATGGGGAAATTCCAAAAGGTTATAACATTCACCATATTGACCATAATAAAATGAATAATGAAATTGATAATCTGTTGTGCATGGAAGCTAAAAAACACGCTATATTGCATGGAAAAGAACTGACAGAAGAACAAAGAGAATGGAAAAGAAGAAATGTCATAGAAAAAGCAGTCCCTAAAGCTATAGAATATCAAAAGTCAGAAAGAGCAAGAGAGTTTCATAAAAAACATTATCAAAATATGAAAGAAAAGTTATATGTCAAGAAAGAGTTTGAATGTGAATATTGCAATAAAACCTTTATCGCAATAAACAATGGGCAAAATAAATTCTGCTCAAATAAATGCAAATCAGCATGGAGAAGACAACAGGGACTTGATAATGTAGAGCGTATATGTAAGAAATGTGGCAAGAAATTTATTTCAAACAAATATAAGAAAGCCAAGTTTTGCAGTATAAAATGCTCAAATTCATACAGGGCCGGTATAACAGCAGGTGACTAAATGGGACTTATAACAACACTAAAAAGGTGGTTTAACATGATATTCAAAAAACAAGCTGAAGAGGATTTCAATATCCAGGCAGCAGAATTCCCAGAGATGGAATCACTAATTAACCGGTGTGCGAACATCTACAGAGGTGCGCCGGAATGGATGGATGATAAGAATAATATCAAGACGATTAATTTTGCTAAATCTGTCTGCTCAGAAACAGCCCGGCTCGCAACATTGGCGATTGGCATTCAGATTGACGGTTCCGCAAGGGCAACATGGCTTCAGGAGCAAATCGATAAGGTATATTTCCAAATTCGGCACTGGGTAGAATATGGCTGCGCTTATGGAACGGTATTCATCAAGCCAAACGGTGAGAGCCTTGACGTATTTACTCCGGCAGATGTGATGATTGTGGATTATGACAATCAGGAAATAAAGGGGATTATATTCAAGGATTCTTATACAGTTGGACGGAAATACTACACAAGGCTTGAATATCATAGATTTGTTGAGACCACCGTGGATGGTACGACAACTTATCCGTACTATGTTTCCAATAGAGCCTATGTATCAAAATCCCCTCAGAGCATTGGAGATAAGGTTGACCTTAAACAGACCAAATGGGCTGACCTCGTGGCAGACACACCGCCGATTCTCAAAGCAAACGGTGAGAAGCTGGACGGACCTCTGTACGGAGTACTACGGACACCACAGGCGAACAATGTGGACATTAGTACACCACTTGGACTTCCGATTTTTGCTGAAGCTATCGAAGAGTTAAAAGACCTCGACATTGCATACAGCCGTAATGCCGGAGAGATTTTTGATTCACAGAAAATTGTTCTGGCAGATGATAGACTGCTGATGCCAAGCGGTACACCTGTATCAGCCATGTCACCACAGGGCATGGAGAACAGACGGAAAGAGATGAACTTACCGCACTTTGTCAAGAATGTATTCGGGCAGGTCGAGAAAGAGTTTTATCAAGAAATCAATCCACAGCTCAACACAGATACCCGTATAAGCGGCATAAATGCCCTTTTAAGCCAGTTAGGATACAAAATTGGATTCTCCAACGGATACTTTGTTTTCAACGAATCTAGTGGTATTCAGACGGCTACGGGAGTAGAAGCGGAACAACAGAGGACAGTGCAGTTTATCAAGGATGTAAGGGATAAGTTAGAATCCTGTCTGGACGAAGTTATCTACGCGCTGAATGTTTACGCTGACCTGTACGGACTTGCACCTGTCGGAGCTTATGAAGTCAATTATGATTTCGGAGATATCCTGTATGTGCGTGAAAACGACCGTGCAAGATGGTGGCAGTATGTGACTACTGGAAAGGTTCCGGCATGGTTGTATTTTGTAAAATTTGAAGGAATGACCGAGGAAGAAGCAAAAGCAATGGTCAAAGAAGCTCAACCAGACGAACCAAAACTGTTTGGAGATGAGTAGTTATGTTAAGTCCAGAGTATTTACGCCGGATAACAGAGGGAAGTGAGCAAATTGCCGAAGAACTGCATCAGTATATCATCTCTGAGATCGTGTCTCGAATGATGACAAGAATCGGCAGAGGTGAGGATTATATTCTGACCAATGCCGATGCGTGGAGAATCAGAACGCTACAGGAATCCGGCGAACTGTTAGAGGACATTCTGGCGGAATTATCAAAGTACACCAAACGTGAACAGCAGGAACTTCTCGAAGCGTTTGAGGATGCTGGAATCACTGCGATGAACTATGATGACAAGATATACAAGGCGGCAGGATTAAATCCTGTACCGCTCGAACAGTCCCCAGCTATGATAAGGCTCATGGAGCGGAATATGCTTGCGACCATGGGCGAGTGGAAGAACTTTACACGAACAACCGCAAGTGCCGCTCAGAGGTTATATATCGAGCAATGCGACCTTGCATATAATCATGTGATGACTGGGGCGGTTGGGTATACGCAAGCCATCAAAGAGGCAGTTAATAATGTTGTATCAGATGGTGTCACCGTCACATATCCATCTGGCAGAAAAGACACGATTGAAACCGCAGTTGCGCGTTCTGTCAGAACTGGTGTGGCACAGGCTACGGGAGATATATCCCTAAAACGCATGGAAGAAATGGACTGGGATTTAGTTCTGGTCAGCGCACACATGGGAGCGAGAACGGGTGATGGTGGCGAGAATCCGGGGAATCACTCATGGTGGCAAGGCAAGGTATACTCTCGTTCTGGCAAGAGTAAGAAATTTCCGCCATTCTCATTAACCGGATATGGAACAGCAAGCGGACTGTCAGGAGTCAACTGCCGGCATAGTTTTGGAGCCAGTGACGGAGAATTCAATCCCTATACAGAACTATCGGCACAGGATAAAGCTGACAAAGGTAAGCAGTACGAAAAGGAACAGCGACAACGTACTTACGAGCGAAGAATCCGAAAGACGAAGAGAGAAGTCCTTGGATTACAAGCAGGAGTTGACAATGCGCCGAATGAAAAGGCAAAGTTCGCGTTGCAACAAGACCTTGACCGGAAGTCTTATCTTCTCCAAAAACAAAATGCTGCATATAAGGATTACTGCAAGCGGAACGATTTGAGGGAATTGCAAGACCGGCTCATGATTGCTAAGTGGAACCGCCAGAACGCCGCTAAAGCCAGAGGAGCGGCAAAGAGATATAAAACAGCAAAGGGGATTGACTGATGGATAGATGGGAATATTACAATCCGAATCCTGCCGGTAATCGAGTCGGAGATTGTGCTGTCCGGGCAATATGTAAGGCAACCGGTTTTGATTGGGAAACGGTATTCGCCGGATTAATGATACAGGCGTGCACTCTGTCAGATATGCCAAGTGCAAATTATGTCTGGGGAGCGTACCTCTATAAACATGGGTACAGGCGCAAACTGATTGAACAGTCAGAGCGATATATCTATACAGTCAATGACTTTTGCACAGACCATCCGACCGGCACGTATATACTCTGCATAGATGGTCATGTGGTGACAGTACAGAACGGCAAATATTTTGATACATGGGATAGCGGTAATGAGATCCCGGTATATTACTGGGAAAAGGAGTAGCTAAATGAGCATACAGGAATTTATTCAATTGTTTCTTTCAGTCTGCGGAGGGGTGTCCATTGTCGGAGGGGCGGCAGCCGTAATCTTTAAGTGGATTACACCGGCGTTCAGACTTAATAAGCGAGTAGAGACACTGGAAGAACATGACAAGCGAGATTATGAAAGTCTTCAGAGAATCGCAGAACGAGATTCATTAATTCTGGAAGTGTTATCAACCATGTTGGACAGTCAGATCAGCGGGAATAATGTGGAAGAATTAAAAAAAACAAAACAGAAGCTTACAAATTATCTTGCGCAGAATCAACGTTAGCATTAGTAAGGGGTATGCTCATGAAGTTATATGTATTCACTAAGAAAGATATAGACAGGTTCTTGATAGAGTGTAATTTTACACCGGACGAAGAAAAACTGTTCCGGCTGAGATGCAAGGAACATACGCTTGAATACTGCGCCGAACAGATGAACGTGAGCATATCCACGGCGAAGCGATTAAGCCGCCGGGTAAACAATAAAATAATTAAAGTATGCTGATACTTTTTAGGCACTAATTAGAGCCAGAAACGAACTGTTTCCGGTTCTTTTTTTATGCAAAAATATAATCAGAAAGGTGGTGTATAAGATGGCATTATATAACAACCCTTATCAATACAGTTTTGGCGTTCCGGGGCAAATGAATCAATTTCAGCAACAACCTGTCCAGATGCCAGCTCAACCAGTACAGCAACCCCAGCAGAATAACAATGGCATCCTGTGGGTATCTGGCGAAGTCGGCGCAAAATCCTATCTGGTCGCACCCGGGACAAGTGTTTTACTGATGGATAGTGAAAGCGAAAAGTTCTATATAAAATCCACAGACGTTTCCGGTATGCCACAGCCCTTACGGACGTTTGAATACCACGAAGTAGGCACTCAGATGCCACCTAAACAGCCTGTTCAGAACATGGACAATAAATACGTCACCAGACAGGAATATGACGATTTAAAGGGCAAATACGAAGCTATCATAAACCGATTAAATTCTTTTTCTGAACCTGTTAGAGCTAATACCGCGCAGGAATCAGCAGCCAAGGGAGGAAATGCAGATGAGTAATCCATTATTTAACGTGCTTGGTGGCGGTATGCCACAGGGGAACGGACCAATGCAGATGATACAGCAGTTTATGCAGTTTAAACAGAATTTTAAGGGGGACCCGAAGAAAGAAGTCCAGAAGATGTTACAGTCTGGGAAGATTTCTCAACAGCAACTTAATCAGGTTCAGCAGATGGCGGGACAATTCCAGCACATGTTGAAAGGAATGAAATAGTACATTACAATCTGGCCAGATTGATGTAAATACACAAAAAGGAGATTATAACTATGGATGGAAATTATAGTTTAGCAGATATTGCCGCCGCTACTGGAAACGGTAGAAATAATGACGGCATGTTTGGTGGAGATGGCAGCTGGTGGATTATTGTTTTATTCATTTTTGCTTTCTTCGGATGGGGAAACAACGGATGGGGCAATAACGGCAACGGCGGTGGATATACAGCCACAGCAGCTACTCAGGCGGATATCCAGAGAGGATTTGACAATTCCGCAGTAATCAGCAAACTTGACGGAATCAATAGCGGTCTGTGCGATGGATTCTATGCCATGAATAATGGTATGCTTACCGGATTCAACGGAATCAACACCAACATCATGCAGACCGGCTTTGGAATCCAGCAGGCAATCAACGCTGATACTGTAGCAAACATGCAGAATACCAATGCTTTACAGGCTCAGCTTGCGAACTGCTGTTGCGAAACCAGGGAAGCTATCCAGGGCGTAAACTACAATATGGCGCAGAACACCTGTGCATTGCAGAACACCATGAACAGTAACACAAGAGATATCATTGATAACCAGAATGCAAATGCGAGAGCCGTTTTAGACTATCTTTGCAATGAAAAGATTTCTAACCTGCAGGCTGAAAACAATGATCTCAGACGTGCTGCTTCTCAGGATCGCCAGAGTGCACTTCTCACAACTGCAATGGCTTCACAGACACAGCAGCTCATTAATGCAATCAATCCGGCACCGATCCCGGCATATCAGGTTCCTAACCCGAACACATTTTACGGATGCGGATGCAACACTGGGTGCAATTGCTAATAACTTCATATCGAGAGTATCTTTCGATTAATTCGAATGTCGGCTTATGCCGTATTACACAGAGGGGCAGGCTGAGACCTGTCCTTTTGTGATATGAAAGGGGTAAAAATTATGGCAGAATTCACAAATGCGGCTGCTCAGACCGTAGCAGCAAATGGAAATGTAGTATTTTCAAACACAGCAGTTAAAGGCTCTAACTGCATTCAGCACAGAGAGGGAAGCGGAATCATTACACTGAGAGGACTGACTAACCAGTGTAAAGCAAGATTCTTCGTGGATTTTTCTGGCAATATCGCAATTCCAACAGGCGGTACTGTCGAGGCTATTTCCCTGGCTATTGCAATCTCTGGCGAGCCGGTTCTTTCTTCTCAGATGATTTCCACACCGGCGGCAGTAGATCAGTACAACAATGTGTCCTCTGGTATCTATATTGATGTACCTCGCGGATGTTGCGTTAATATCGCGGTAGAAAACACAAGCGATCAGGCTATTTCTGTTGCGAATGCGAACATTGTTGTGACCAGAGAAGCGTAGGAGGTGCAGTTATGAGAGATATTAAAGATTTATGCGCAAGAATTGAAGACGAACTGTCCAAAATCGCTGATAATGGACTGACCACCGGAAATCTGGAAATGACATACAAACTGATTGATATGTACAAAGATATCAAGAACACGTATTATTGGGACAAAAAAGTGGAATATTACAACACTGTCCTTGATGAGATGCGCGGCGGATACAATGACGATTACAGCGAACGTGGAAGAAAGCGTGACAGCATGGGGAGATACAGTTCAAATGACGGCAGAATGATGCCGGATTACGACAGAGGCAGTTCTTATGCCAGACGTGGTGAGCATTATGTTAGAGGGCATTACAGCCGTTCTGACGGACGAGATGCTTATGACGACTACATGACACAGAAACAGAGTTATCGTTCCGGCAAATCCGAGGACTGCAAGAGAAAGATGCTCGCCGCCCTGGAAGAACATCTGGATGAACTCACAACAGAAATGAGTGATATGTCTAAGGACGCGGAGTGTCGGGAAGAACGTGATCTTGTCAAGAGATACGTGGAAAAACTCCGGGATATGCTCTAATTAGCTAAAACATGTACCACAACTTTTTAGAAGTTCTGTGGTAAAATATATTCATAGGGAAGATTCGTAAGTGGTTTCCGCCACTTGACATAGACATTTTTCATTGATTCCTCCTTTCACGGGTGCGTGTCCTTAATAGAAAATGTAGAGATGCTCTAATGAAGCGTCCGGTGATACATGAGGTTGAAAAGCGGATGCAATTTCCGACACGTGCCATTACTGTCTATATGACTTGCTCGCTCGCATAGGCAGTACGCACCTCCTTGTAAAAGGTAAATGGGTGGACAGGCGCCCGAAACAACTCGTGGCAGGCATGACACGTTAAACACCTTGCTAACCCGGGAACCCGGGTTATAGGAATGTAGCTCAGTGGCAGAGCAATGCATAAACTAGCGTCGCAGGTTCGATTCCTGCCATTCCGATTACCCTGCCAGTGGTCTAACTGGCTTAATCCACTTACCTGCGGCGGCAGGTCAATAAACACGACCAGGAGGATATTATGCAGAAACTTATTGACACATTAAAATCATTTGGAATTGAAATCCCGGAGGACAAACAGGCAGATGTTAAGAAAGCACTCTCTGAGCATTATAAAAATGCTAAGGAAGTCGCAAAAACCCTGTCGAAAGTTGAGGGAGAACGTGATGACTGGAAAGAACGTGCTGAGACAGCAGAGGAAACCTTAAAAAGTTTTGACGGTATCGACCCGGCGAACATTCAGACAGAGCTTGCTGGATGGAAGAAAAAAGCCGAGGATGCAGAAAAAGAATTCAACGCGAAAATCTATGAAAGAGATTTTGACGATGCTCTTAAAACTGCATTGGAAAATGTTAATTTTTCATCTCCAGCAGCTAAAAGATCTGTTACTGCTGATATCAAATCAGCTGGCCTTAAGCTTAAGGATGGAAAGATTCTTGGGCTTAATGATTTACTTGAACAGATGAAACAGGATGAACCTGATACATTTGTAGATGAAAGTCAGCAGCAGGCCAAGCAGCAACAGGCGAGATTTGCAACATCGCGGATTGGACATCAGCAGACACCGGGAAGTATGACTAAAAAAGATATCGAAGCGATCAAAGACCCGTCCGAAAGACAGGCCGCAATCGCTCAGAATATCCAGTTATTCCAGTGATTTTTTACACCGACTATACACCAGAGTATAGCCGCTAACCCAATACCTTAACAATTATGGGTAGAAAGGATTTTTTATATGGCAGCAAAAGCTAATCTTATTATGACAAATGATATCCAGGTCACAGCACGTGAGATTGACTTTGTAACCAGATTCGAAAGAAACTGGCAGCACTTGCGTGACATTCTGGGAATCATGAGACCTATCAAAAAGCAGCCGGGTGCTGTACTCAAGTCCAAATACGCAGAGGGCACTTTACAGAGCGGAAAAGTGGCAGAGGGTGAGGAAATCCCTTACAGCAAGTTTACTGTAAAAGAAAAGACCTATGCAGAAATGACTATCGAAAAGTACGCAAAGGCTGTATCTATCGAAGCAATCAAGGATCACGGCTATGAGAACGCTGTTCAGATGACCGATGATGAATTCCTTTTCCAGCTTCAGACTGATGTTACCGGAAGATTTTACGATTATCTGAAAACCGGTACGCTTACTTCCACAGAAACAACATTCCAGATGGCTCTGGCAATGGCTAAAGGCCGTGTAGAAAACAAATTCAAGCAGATGCACAGAAATGTGACTGGCGTTGTTGGATTTGTGAATATTCTGGACGTATATGAATATCTCGGAGCAGCTGAGATCACTATTCAGAATCAGTTCGGATTCCAGTATATGAAAGACTTTATGGGATTCAACACCATTTTCTTACTGTCTGACAGCGAAATCCCGAGAGGGCAGGTTATTGCAACTCCTGTTGAGAACATCGTTCTGTACTATGTTGACCCGAACGAATCTGACTTTGCAAGAGCTGGTCTGGTGTACACCGTATCTGGCGAGACAAACCTGATTGGATTCCATACACAGGGCAACTACCACACAGCAGTATCCGAAGCGTTTGCGGTTATGGGACTTACTCTTTTTGCAGAGTACATTGACGCAATCGCAGTAATCACCATTGATGAGACACCAACACTTGGCACTCTGACAGTAACATCTGCGGCAGGAACAGCAAGTGGCGACACAAAAATTACTGTAAATCCGGCTAAGGAAAATGCTAACAACGTATATAAATACAAAGTTGCGGCAGACGCAGTAACTGTTGGATATGGACAGAACCTCAGAAATTGGACTTCTTGGGACGGAAAGGCTGACATTAAGGCGGCAACCGGACAGAAGATCACAGTGGTTGAGTGTGATGGAACATACAAGGCACTGAATGCCGGAAGTGCAAGCGTAACAGCAAAATGATGAATCTGGGAGGTAACTGGCATGGCTTATGCAGATTATGAATTTTACACAACTTCATATTTCGGTTCAGTCGTGCCAGAATCCGACTTTCCACGACTGGTAGAAAGAGCCAGTGATTTTGTGAACACAATGACATTTGACAGGTTGGTGAACGGACTGCCGACAAATGAACGCTCACAGAAGCGTATCAAAAAGGCGGTCTGTTCACTGGCTGAATTAATGTATCAGATTGAACTTGCTGAAAAGAATGCAATCAATCAGGCATCAGCAAATCTTACCGACACGAATGTCGGGAACATTTCAACAGGCATTGTAACTTCTGTAAGCTCTGGCAGTGAATCCATCTCTTATGCAACACCTCAGCAGAAAGCATCAGGCGTAAAAGAATGGAGTGCGGTATATGCCGCCGCCGGAGATATACAGAAAACGAACGACTTACTCTTAAAGACAGCTTTGCCGCTTCTGATGGGAGTAAGGACGGATGAAGGAATACCAGTATTATATGCAGGAGTGTGATAGATATGAGCTTTAGAGAAGCATGGTTTCAGCTTTTAAATGGAAAGAAAATTAAGCTCCCATCTTGGAGCGGATATTGGGCGTGGGAAGATAATACGATCAAAATGCATTGCAGGGACGGTAAAGTACTGGATATCAGAGAGACCGATAATGTGGCGTATACGTTTTCTAATGTTGCATCGCATGATTGGGAGGTGGTTGAATAATGGACATTTCAACATTAGGCTCATGTATAGCAATCGTTATGATTTGCTACATCGTAGGAATGGGCTGTAAAGCATCAAAAAAAATCCCTGATGAATGGATTCCGGTAATCATGGCGGTTATTGGTGGGATTCTTGGAGCTGTCGGAATGGGAGTTATCCCAGATTTCCCGGCAACAGATTATATCACAGCAGTTGCGGTCGGTATGTTTAACGGTTTGTCGGCAACCGGTGTGAATCAGGTTATTAAGCAGACAGTGCAGAAAGAATAATATTAAGGAGAGGGTATCATGTACGAAAAAATGGTGACGATTTTTGACTATTACGAATCAGCCACGACAAGAGATGCGTACTGGTATCCTCATGTTTTATCCGGCGTTGACCTCATTACAGACAAAGGAGCAATCCTTAAAAAGTATGGGCCAGACGCAACTGACAACGCACAGTTACACGTTCGATATACTGTCCAGAACGGAGATATAACCATTGCTGACAAGAATGGTAAGATTCTTCCATGGGTGCCGCCTAAAGAGTGGAAACAGCAGATTAACAACGCTCTGGAAGATACTATCACATTCTCAGATGAGTCGTTCTTCTGGGAGGGTGAGTGGAATGGTGGAACAGTAACTGATGGTGATTATCGGAGTGGATTCTACCAGTACATGAACGAGAACAAGGATAATGTGTTTAAGATTACCAGTGTTGGCGGTCCGTACGCACTGATTCCACATTTTGAGATTCTGGGTAAGTAATATGAGTAAGATTCATCATTTCAAAGGTTTCTCCGTAGTTGACGGAGATATGAAAATCAAGCTGAATATGGACAGGTTCTCCAAACAATATCAAGAAGCCCAGTATCTCCTTGATGGAATGGTCATGGACAGTATGGTTCCGTTTATGCCGATGATTACAGGAAACTTCATTAACCGAACAAGAATTGAAAGCACATCATTGCAAGGAACTGGATTTGTGTGTGCTGCGGCTGCTCCTTATGGACGTTTTTTGTATGAGGGAAAAGGAATGGTTGACGAAGCAACTGGAAGTCCCTACGCAAGACGTGGAGCAAAGAAAGTTCTCGTTAGTCAGTTTTCTGGTCAGACAGCCGCAAAAGAAAATCTTGAATACACCAAACGGGCACACCCACGGGCACAGGCAAAGTGGTTCGATGCCGCTAAACGACAATACGGCAGTACATGGCTTCGCAAGGTAAAAGCACAGGCAGGAGGTGGCAGACATGGCGGATAAACCTATCGGTAAAGACGCAACTGGATACGAGATTCTGACAGATGCCATGAAAGCACTTCTGAACCAGTATCCGGGACTGTACGAAAATGAAACAATCAAATTTGAGGAACTTGGCAAAGAATCAGGGATTGCGTTCTCAGCAGACAACGGGGCGCTGGTCTATTCAGAAAAAGAAGATGTCTGTGGAACAATGCATCAGGTATGTCAGTACCCCTTTTATGTGGTATACCGAACAGCGTCCGACAAGGAACGACAGAAGCTATCTGTTCAGAAGTTCCTTGACAACCTCGGAAAATGGATATGCCGGGAACCAGTTGTCATAAATGGCTCTGAGACGCGTTTAAATGCGTTTCCTGAGCTTTCACAGGGACGAGCGATAAAACGTATTACACGTGACAACTCCTATGGTTTAGAGCCACAGGAGAGCGGCGTACAGGATTGGCTATTGCCATTATCGGTACGCTATGAAAATACTTATGAAGTAATATAACAAGTAACAACCGGCTATCAATTAGAGATAGTCGCTAACCTACACAGCCTTTTAAAAGTTATAGGCAGAAAGGACATTTCTATGGCAATTACAGGCAAAATTGACCGTAAATATATGGCTCATTATATCGACGCAGGTTCCCTCTGCGGAGGACTGACACCGAAATATGAACGTCTTGGAAAAGATCTGGAAGAGTACAATGTAGAACTCAATCCAGATACCGAAACCTCTAAAAACATTCTCGGAGAATCCACATTTAAACACAATGGCTATGAAGTTTCTTCTGACGCTGATCCGTTCTATGCAGATACCACATCAGACCTGTTCACAGCGTTGCAGAAGATCGTAGATGGACGTCTCAAAGACGATAACCTCAAGACAAAAGCAGTTGAAGTTCATCTCTGGACAGAAGCCACAGCAGGCAAGTATGAAGCATATCAGCAGGACTGCTACGTTGTGCCGACCTCCTACGGCGGCGATACATCCGGCTATCAGATTCCATTTACCGTCAACTATACCGGCGAACGTGTAAAAGGAAAATTTGATATCAGTTCCGGTACATTCACAGCTGACAGCGAATAAGCACATATGCAAGGAGGGCACGCCAAATGGCAAAAGTAATTAATACAAAAATTGATGATGGAATTCTCATTTTCACATTCACTAACAACGAAGACGAAGTTTTTTCTTCTTTCAAATTAAATCCGACTGATATCAATGTAGCAGCACGTGCAGAGGAACTGACAGAATACTTCGAGCAGCTCAAAGATTCTATTCAGAAAGTCACTTCTGGCAAAGAAATGGCAGAGCTGAACAAACAGATCGAGGATAAAATCAATTATCTGCTCGGATATGAAGCATCAAAAGACCTGTTCAAAGAACCAATTACCGCAACAACCGTTTTCGGAAATGGTCAGGTGTTCGCTTACATTGTTCTGGATAAGATCGCAGAAGCAATTGCGCCGGAAATCGAAAAGAGAAAAAAGAAAATGCAGGCAGCAGTCAATAAGTATACGGAGAAGTATACAAAATGACCGCCTATGAGCTTCCCACCTCACTAAACATCAGTGGGGTGGATTTTTCTATCAGGACAGATTTTCGAGCAATCATTGATATTCTTATAGCTATGAACGACCCGGAGCTGGACGAACAGGCGAAAGCAGTTGTTATGTTGCAGATTTTGTTCGAGGACTGGCAAAGCATACCCCCAGAACATCTTACAGAAGCTTGTCAGAAAGCATCAGAGTTCATCGACTGCGGACAATTGGACGATAATCCAAATAAACCAAAGCCCCGCTTAATGGACTGGGAACAGGATGGAGACATGATCGTGCCGGCTGTAAACAAGGTTGCCGGTAAAGAAATCAGATCCGTATCGTATATGCACTGGTGGACGTTCTTCGGCTACTTCATGGAATCCGGTGAGTGTCTGTTCAACACGGTTGTTGGGATCCGGTCGAAAAAGGCGAAGGGCGAAAAACTCGATAAATGGGAAAAGAAATTCTATCAGGAAAACAAGAACATTATTGATATAAAAACACGTCTCAGCGATGAAGAGCAAGCGTACAAGGATGCGCTGAATGAGATATTGAACCTCAAATAGTTAGGAGGTGAACGCATGGCTGCTGATGGCTCAGTCATTATTGATACCAGAATGGATACAACCGGTGTCCGAAATGGCGTATCAGCTATAAAACAGTCATTTAACGGCCTTGGGAGTGCTGTAAAAAAAATCGGTCTGCTGATTGGTGGGGCTTTTGCAGTTGGCAAATTAGCGCAGTTCGGAAAAGAGTGCGTGGAACTCGGCTCTGACCTTACAGAAGTGCAGAACGTGGTTGATGTTACATTTACCACCATGTCTGACAAGGTAAACGAATTCGCAAAGAACGCCATGACCTCAGCCGGACTGTCAGAAACGATGGCAAAAAGGTATGTTGGTACTTTCGGAGCAATGTCTAAGTCATTCGGATTCTCTGAAGCACAGGCTTATGATATGTCAACGGCTCTGACACAGCTGACTGGTGATGTAGCATCTTTTTATAACATTTCGCAAGATCTGGCTTATATAAAACTGAAGTCAGTTTTTACAGGAGAAACGGAAACACTTAAAGACTTGGGTTAACAATTAGCTCCCTTACACAGCAATGTGTATTGAATAACATGGTGAACGAAGAAATCTTCGGTGTGTTGCTTTATAAGCAATGCTAACGGTAAAAACCTAAAATTATTTAAAGACTTGTGGTTATGACACCTGTATGATATAATATTTACAGGAGGTGATTTCCATGAGTGAAGAAATTTGGAAAGATATTAAAGGCTACGAAGGTCTGTATCAAGTAAGTAATCTGGGAAGAATAAAAAGTCTTGAGCGTAGATGTAGAACAAGATGGTATACAAGAAAAGTACCAGAGAAAATTTATTCTCCTGCACTTGATACTTACGGTTATCCAATAGTCTCTTTGCATAAAGACGGCAAAAAGAAAACAATTACAATTCATAAACTGGTTGCAAATGCTTTTCTTAAAAAGCCGGACGGTTGCAATTCTATTAATCACATTGACGAAAACAAGCAGAATAATTGTGTTGAAAATCTTGAATGGTGTACTGTTCAAGAAAACAATGCTTACGGAACGAGAGTAGAACGGCTAAGAAAAACTCAGCAAAGAGCGGTTCTACAATGTGATTTAGATGGAAATGTAATTAGAGAATGGGAGGGGATGAACTTCCTTTGTAGAGAAACAGGATATGACCAAGGTTTAATATCTAAAGTATGCAATAATGTTCACAGGCATCGTACTGCATATGGATTCAAATGGAAATTTAAATAATCATGGCAATACCGTGCTAAGCATCGAAGAGTCTCAATAAGAGGCTCTTTTTTGATGAAAGTGTAACGACTATTCCGTAAGGAAGTAGGTTTAGGGTGAAATTCCCTATTCCGAAGTGCCATGCATCCTATTTGGATGAAGAGATAGTCTACTCCCCTAATAAATATCGGGAAACCGAGGGTATAAAGGGTCGTTATGACGCAAAGCGCCCTTGACCAGTACGCACTTGCGAATGGCTATGGCAAAACCACATCCGCTATGACCGAACAGGAGAAAGTTGCTCTCCGTTTTGCTTTTGTGCAGAAACAGTTATCGGCCGCATCTGGTGATTTTATTCGAACATCGGATAGTTGGGCGAACCAGGTGCGTGTGATGCAGTTACAGCTGCAATCTCTCAAGGCAACAGTCGGACAGGGATTGATTAATATTTTCACGCCTGTACTGAAAGTAATCAACATTCTGCTTGGTAAGCTGGCAACTCTGGCAAATGCCTTCAAGTCATTCACGGAGCTTATCACTGGCAAGAAATCTTCCGGTCAGACAAGTGGAAGTGGAGCAGGCCTTACAGGCGATGCAAGTGGCGTGCAGGATACGGCAGACGCTTACGGGCAGGCAGCGGACAACGCCGGCAAGCTAGCAGATTCCACAGAAGACGTAGCCGATGCCACAAAAGACGCGGCAAAAGCGGCGAAAGGGTATCTTAGTCCGCTTGATGAGATTAATCGGTATTCAACTCAGAATACATCGTCAACAGCAAGTAAAGTCCCGTCCTCAGGAACAGGGTCAGGAGGAAGTCCTGGCGGTCTGGCTGGAGCTGTCGGAAATGTGGACTATGGAAAAGTAGCAGAGGGTGAAACTGCTCTGGATAAAATCAGCAAATCAGCTGAAAAGCTTGCGAAGCTCCTTAAGAAGCTCTGGAAACCATTTCAGGATGCTTGGAAAAAAGAGGGCAAGAACACCATTGATGCGGCACAGATTGCCCTGTCGGGAATTGCAAAGCTCGCTAAGAGTGTAGGCAGGAGCCTTGTAGAAGTCTGGACAAATGGCACAGGTACAACGATGCTCACAACCATGCTTCGGATTGCTCAAAACGTGCTTAAGACTATCGGTAACATTGCATCTGGTTTCGCAGACGCTTGGAATAAGAACAATGTCGGGACGCAGATTATCCAGAACATTGCAGATGCTCTCGTAGTAGTCATGCAGTTTGTTGAGAAAATCGCAGAGGATACGGCAACATGGGCGGCGAACTTGGACTTCTATCCATTGTTAGAATCTATCAGCAATTTAACAAGTGCATTTGCTCCAATTCTGGAATCCATTGGAAATGTACTTGAATGGATTTACAAAAATATTGTTCTTCCGATGTTGACATGGGTCATTGAGGTAGGACTTCCGACAGTGATTAATTTAGTGTCAAAAGCAGCTACGTTTCTTGCCGATCATCAGCCGATAGTTGAAGCGTTCGGTGCGGCCCTGATCGGGGCGTTTGCGGCGGCGAAGATTGCAGGATTGGCATCGAGAGTTATTAAGAGCGTGTCTGGAATAGCTATGGCTGCAAAAGGGCTTATCGCACTAATGACTGGTACAGGTGGCATCATGGGCGGAATCAAAGCTATAGCAACAGCTATCGGTCCTGCCGGAATTTTCGTAATCGCAGTCAGCGCTGCTATAGCAATCGGAGTGCTGCTGTACAAGAACTGGGACAAAATCAAGGAAGCTGCTACAAAACTGAAAGACTGGGTTATTGGAAAAACAAGGGGACTTGTTGACGGAGTAACAAAGAAGCTGACGAATCTTAAAGAAAAAATCAGCGGGGTCTGGAAATATATGCGTGAAAAAACTACGACAACTTTTGGAAGTATGTGGAATACGGTAACTACAAAAGTAGGAGCTATCAAAGATGCTATAGTTAGCAAGTTTACAAGTGCAAGGGATACGGTGGTTGATACATTTACAAGAATCAGAGATACGGTGGCAAGTGTTTTTAACAACGTTATTGGAATCGTAAACGGCGCTATCGGAACTATCAATAATGCTATCGGAACTATCGAATCAGCACTCTCGTTCGGCCCATGGAAAGTACCGACCCCATTCGGCTCAAAGACTATCGGGTTTAAAGCTACTTTTCCACGAGTTCCGACAGTTCCATATCTGGCAAAAGGTGCAGTTATCCCACCAAGAAGCGAGTTCCTTGCGGTCTTAGGCGACCAGAAACAGGGTAACAATATCGAGACACCGGAAGCTCTGCTCAGAAAGATTGTCCGGGAAGAAACAGCAGGACGACAGACGAGCGGTGGAAGCTACCGATTTACAGCTCAGATCAATCGCAGGACACTGTTTGATGAGATGATGAAAGAAGCGCAGATGAGACGAGATACAAGTGGCAGAAACCCGTTTGAAATGGCATAGAAAGGAGGGCGTTATGGAAAAGTATAAAATCAACGGAACAATAATTTGGCAGCCAGATAAAGACCTTGCGCTCTCCTTTGCCACGACTTACACGGAATCCAGTCAGAGGACGCAGTACGGTGTAGGCTACTTCACACCGATGTTTACCGTAGAACAGTATACGTACAAGGCTAGCGATCTCCCGATGGCAGAGGCAACCAAGATTTTGCAGATGGTGGCAAAAGGTTATAAATTTACGCTTCATTATTTCTCGCCATATTACGGAGTTTGGAGAGACGCTCCGTTCTACGTAGGGCAGACACAAAACATAGCTATCGGAGAATTATCAGATGACAGAAAAATACTATCATCGCTAGAATTTAACATGACGGGGGTGAACCCACTGTGATTAACGTGAGTAACGCATTTAAAGAAAAGCTTGAAGCTGGTGAGCCAGTCAGGATGATGGTGGATATCACCTTTCCTGACGGGACGAAAAAGACCATTGACAAAGATGTCATGAACGGCGGCAACGGGTTTTCCGACTGCGCAGAGAGCAGTAGCTTTCCGGTCGGTGCTACTGTCTGTAAAACGCTAACACTGAGTATTAATAACGATCAGGAACAGTGGAAGAACTACAACTTTTACGGAGCTAAGATTCACGCTTATCTGAAGCTTCAGACGTCGTATGCGGCGCCGGAATCTGTAAGCGCACGGTTAGATGAAAGTTATAACCCGATTCTGGATAGCACTGGCGATCCTATCATCGCAACGCAGGCAGCCACAAAAGATATCATTGAAACTATCGACAAGGGGGTCTATACAGTCACTACGCCAGAGCAGTATTCAGATATCATCAATGTTACGGCTCTGGATGATATGTATAAAGCAAATAAGACATATACTAGTGGACTGAAACTGCCACAGTCGCTCATTAACCTTGTCAGAGATGCCTGTAAGACTGTCGGCATAGGTATGAATCTGACCGTGGACCATGGTGACATTATAATAAGAAGCATTCCTGACAGTATGACATTTCGCCAACTGTTCGGATATGCGGCTATGGTTGAGTCTGCGAACGCTCGAATTGATTATTCCGGGAATCTGCAGTTTGTAAAATGGAACTTTGAAAAAGCAGACGTTCCAGAGCTAAAAGACTACGGCAATCCGCCTACACTTTCCAGTGACGATATAGTCATAACCGGAATTAAGGTAACGAACGGGCGATCAAACGACGATACTGATACTGATTATTTCGGCATGTACGGAGATGAAGGGTACGTCCTCGAACTTGAGAACGAGCTGATTGATACCGATCAGCTTCAGACGGTGGCGAATATTATCGGCGAGCAGATCGTAGGCGCACGATTCCGGAATCTTGAGGGTGATCTGGTATACAACCCGCTCGTCGAGTTTGGCGACATGGTATACACTTACGACCGATTAGGGAATAAGTACCTTACTCCTCTGACAGATGTATCAGGTAACGTGGGCGGTCTGACTACAGTTAAGACGCAGGCCGATGATCCGATCAGGGGCAGCAGTGACTTTTATGGGAATAGCACAAAAGCTATAGTTGCGGCGCGTCAGATGGTGCGAAAAGAAACGTCCGCAAGAGAAGAGGCTATAAAGAGATTAGCTGAAACACTCAGCTCTTCGAGCGGTCTGTATATGACACAAGAGCCACAGCAGGACGGCAGCATCATATACTACATGCACAACAAAGCAACCATAGCAGAATCTAACATAATCTGGAAGCTGACAGCAGAAGCATTTGCCGTGTCGATTGATGGTGGAAAAACGTATCCTTACGGCTTTGCGGTGACTGGCGAATTAATAACCAGGCTACTCTATGCAGAGGGCATCAACGCCGACTATATTAACGCAGGAACGCTCATCGTAAGAGACAAAAGTGGAAATGCGATATTTGAAGCGGATATGGATACCGGATCAGTTACCCTTAACGGAAGTTATGTGACGATCGGCGGTAAACCACTTGATGAAAAGATTGAAGATGTTGAGAACATGGCAGCTCTGGCCAGAAACATGACCATGCAGCTTGATAACGACTATCAGGGCATCCCGGTTGACAGCGACGGCAACTATACAGAGTTCCCGGAGTGCACCACAACGGCGACCGTCATGTACGGCACACAGGATATTACGGATAACTGTACGTATACAATTACAGCATCCCGGAATATACTGGGAAGTTGGGATAAGGAAAGCAAAACATACACTGTTACTGGGCTGACCGCAGACAGTGGCTGGGTTGATATCCGGGCAGTGTATCTAAATAATCTGGCAGTGACAAAGAGATTTTCGATAGCGAAACAGTACGCCGGACCGCAGGGAATCCCGGGCGTTGGAACAGATGGAAAGACAACGTATCTGCATATCCAGTACGCACCGGTACAGAACCCGACAGCGGAACAGATGAGCAAGACGCCGGATAAGTATATCGGAACTTATACGGACTTTTCTGGCGTTGACAGCACCGACCCGACAAAGTACACATGGGCCAAGTTTGAAGGCGACCAAGGAGCGCAAGGTCCAAAAGGGGCGGACGGTAAGTCGTCTTATACGTGGATGAAATACGCCACAAGACCGGATGGACTTGACATGTCAGACAACCCGGATTATGTGCCGCTGTTAGACAGCACTGGCAGTCCGATTCTGGACAGCGCCGGAGAGCAAATCTATACGGTGACACAGGCGACCTATATCGGAATCGCAACGAATAAGGACACGGCTACAGAAAGCACCAATCCGGCAGACTACACGTGGAGCCGGTTCCGTGGCGTTGATGGATATGACGGTAAGGACGGAGCAAACGGCATCCCGGGAAAAGATGGTAAAGACGGAAAGACACAGTACACGCACCTTGCTTATGCCAACAGCGCAGACGGAACGAAAGACTTTTCGGTATCTGACGGAAACCGTGAATATATTGGAATGTACGTGGATTTCGTGGAAGCCGACAGCACAGACCCGACGAAGTATACGTGGTCACTGATTAAGGGGGCAGACGGAGCGCAGGGCGTGCCGGGAACACCGGGAGTGAACGGAAAGACGCCGTACTTCCATATCGCATATGCTAACAGTGCTGATGGTAGAACAGGTTTCTCCGTGGACGATAGTGTCAATAAGCTGTATATCGGGCAGTATACCGATTACACGCCGGACGACAGCACCGACCCGACGAAATACAGTTGGACAAAGATTAAGGGTGAACAAGGAACTGCCGGAAGGACTTATTTCTTCCAGAGCAATGCGGATGTGTTACTTATGGGAGCAGACAAGAAGATAACACCGTCGTCACTCATTGTAGATTCGTTCTACAGAGACGGAAACGGCGAAGTTGCGCAGTCGCAGAAAGGCTGGTGGAAACTTGAAAAATCCACCGACAGCGGCGCTACATGGGCAATACTCACGGTATCGCAGACTGCGGCACTTGACCGTCTGAAGATTAATGTCAACGGACTGTCACTCAAGGCTCATGACATGCTCAAAGTTTCACTGTATTTTGACCAGTCAAAAACAAAACTTGCGGACTACCAGACATATTCCGTTGCAGTTGATGTGGCATCTCTGACACAGGAGCAGATAGTTGACATCCTATCAGACGATGGGAAATTCAAGGGTCTGTACTACGAAAAAGATGAGAGCGGAAACCAGACATTGTATATTTCGTTTAACGCCGCAAAAGGTGGAACGCTTGCACTCGGCGGACAGAATGACGGAAACGGCTTGATGAAAATATATGATAGCTCCGGAAGCTTGATTTTAACCGTTGGGCGAAATGGAATAGAAACTAGAGCAACGACGCTGACTGATAAAAATGCAAAGGGTAAAATTGCATTTAACAAGAAAGGTTTGACCTTTACTGAGGATATAGCTGGCGGTGGAACAGGTACGGATGAAGATTTACATCTTGAAAAAAGCATAATTTCATTCGATTCACTTGCTAACATCATAGGCGAGTTAGACAAACTGACAGTCCGTAAAGATGCCAAAATAGAAGGCAGACTCCTTTTTTATGATTATGAAAATCAAAGTAAAAAAGCGAGTGAAGCGGTAACGAGGCAACCCATAGCATCTGTTACTGCCGACGGGAATCGAGTAGCTTTTTTGAATTCTGACTATCGCGCAAATGGATATGGAGCCGGTACCGAACATAGTAATTATCGCCTTGGTGTAAAAGCACAGTGGGGCGGCAGTTCTTATGAAATGCATTATATTTATACGAACTTGAATATTTCTGACATCCGTCTAAAAGAAAACGTCAAAAACAGTGAAACAGACGCTCTTGAAACGGTTAACCGCATGAAAGTCCGTCAATTTGACTGGAAAGAGCGGATGGGCGGATGGCATCAGAACATCGGTTTCGTGGCTGATGAACTAGAAGAAATCGACCCGAACTTGGCTCTGGGCGGCGGATATGACGAAAACGGCGAGATGGATATTAAACAGATTAACAGTCCGTATCTTCTTAATTATGCCATTAAAGCTATACAGGAACTTAATACAAAGGTTGACGAGCAAGAAAAACGTATCAAGGAATTAGAAAGGAGATTACAGTAATGGGAAAATTTAACGAGTATTCACAGAAAGCGACACCAGCGGACAACGACACACTGATGATTTACGACGCAACAGCGAAGTCAAACAAGCTTTCACCGTTCAGCGGAATCTGGAACTGGATTGTTGGGAAACTGACCAATGCGGTCATCAGCAACTTGCAGACGAGCAACCAGACGGTACTGGGGGCGATTAATGAATTAAATAGTAAGGCTTTTCAAAAGAAAACTAATGATATTTTAAGTGTAAGTGATATGGATAGTCCTATACAGGGAATACATTTTATTAATGGTGCTGAAATTTTAAATCAAAATCGTTATGGAGTTTTTTTACATTTTGAAACAACAAATAACGCCGCAAAATATCAAAAAGTAATTACAACTACTGGAGAGACTTTCGAAAGAACATATGGAAGAACTACCGGATGGACAGGTTGGTTTGAAAAATAAGTAAGAGTCTTCCCATTTTGTTGATTAAGAAACTTTGAAAATTTCATAAAAAGGAGTTGATAATTTGGAAATTAAAGGCATTGACGTATCATCCAACCAAGGGAAACCGGACTGGACGAAAGTAGCTAAATCCGGTATTAAATTCGCAATCTTGAGAGTACACCAGAGGTCCGGCGTTGACAGCTCATTCGAGTACAACTACAAGGGATGTAAGAGCAACGGAATCCTTATCGGCGGGTATAAATATTCGTACGCTCTGACACCGGCACAGGCGATTGATGAAGCGGAGGATGTGATTGCCGCACTGAACGGGCGAGGACTGGATTTCCCGGTGTTCTATGACCTCGAGTGGTCTAATCAGCGAAAACTCGGTAAACAGGCAGTCGAAAACATTGCAGTCGCATTTCTGACAAGGATGAAGAAAGCTGGTTATAAGGTCGGTATCTACTGCAATCTGGACTGGTATAATAACGTTTTGACTGATGCACTCAGAAAGTATGAGTGCTGGATTGCACGATATCCGGCTGACGATAATGGTTCTGTACAGGAAAGATTGCGTCCGAATGTCGGTGTAGGCTGGCAGTATTCCAGCAAAGGAAAAGTATCCGGTATCAGCGGAAATGTTGATATGGATGTGTTCTACAAGGACTATAGAGGAACGACACAGAAAGGAGAAACAACAGTGGCTAAAACAAAATTACAGAAATTCCTTGAACTTGGTGATTATTATGCTTCAAACGGCGGATATCTTGAAAAGAAAAGTAATGCCTATCTGGATGATTTTAAGAAAAATGCCGGATACAACAATTACACCAGATTTGCTCGTGATGTAAATTCCTGGGGACAGCCGGGTTGCCAGGCTCAGCCATGGTGTGCAGAGTACCAGTTCTGGAAGCTGGTGAATGTTCTGGGAATCACAAGAGCATTGCAGATTATGGGCGGTGGATTCTATAACTGCAAGAGCATCACAAATCACGCCAAAAGCAATGGAACATGGCACAAATCACCAAAAGTAGGTGCGTTGATTATATTCCGTAACGGTTCCCATGTTGGCTCTGTCCGCAGCTTCAATGGTAGTGTTGTATATACCAACGAGGGAAATACTTCCAGTGCTGCCGGTGTGGTGGCAAATGGCGGAGCCGTGCGCAACAAATCCTACGCTATCAACGATTCTGCAATCGACGGATATGTTTGGATTGACTGGGGAAGTGAGGGACAGACTGCGGCTTGGAAAGCAACCGGTACAGCTACTTCCACAGCAGACGATTTATATGTCCGTGAAAGCCCGAACGGATATGTTCTCGGAAAAATCAACAAAGGAAACCGTGTTGAGATCAATGGAGAAAAGTCCGGTGCATGGACTAAGATCAAGGTCGCTGGAATCGGAATCGGCTGGGCTGCTACGAAGTATCTTGCTGTTGATGGGACAAAAAATGTGGCTGCAACTGCAACAACAATCGCCAAAAAGCAAGACAAGAACCAGAGGTTGTACACTGGACAGGTTACGGCTTCCAGCCTGAACGTCCGCACATGGGCTGGAGCAGAGTATCCGAACATCAAAAAATATCCGACATTGAACAAAGGAAACAAGGTTGATGTTATGAACTTTACTCAGAAAGCAAGTGACGGAAGCAACTGGTACTACGTCCGTATAGTCGGAAAGTATTTTGGATTTGCTTCTGCAAAATACATTAAGAAAGTATAAGAATTAGGCCCCTTGGAGTTAACCCTTGGGGCTTTTTTCTTTTAACCAAATTTATGTTCTGATTGATTTTTCCTTCAGAACAAGGTATACTATCAACAGCCGCACAGGGGTTGAACTTATGATGTAAAGTTTCCTGTGTGGCTACGCACAAGTGAAGAGTGCAGACTGATTCCACCGTGCATGAACGGAAGAGCTGTATGTCCCAATTTGGGGGCTGTTAGCAGCGGCACGAGTGGACAGTCAGAAAAAGAGTTGGGCCTAAAAACCTGACTCTCTTTTTTTTACGTCAAATTGCGACATTTTAATAAGATATAGATTTTCACGGTTAGTCACAAATTAGTCACAAACGAAGTCCTGAAACCCGCATAAACAAAGGATTCTTGAAGATTTTCATTAAAATTAGATTAAAGAAAATGCATTTGCAGAATTCCTTGTAAAATGCGGAAAAGCCAGTAAAATCAAGGCTTTGCAGACTTTTGTTGGAGCGATTAAGAAAGTTTAAAAGTGATAAAAACAGGAACGGTTAGTCACAGTTAGTCACAAATGGGACTTTTATCTTTTCTATTTCTGTTCGGAGTTCTTCCAGGGTTCTGTGACCGTATACAGCGTTCGTAACATCGTTTCCGAACGAATGTCCCAACATCCTCTTCCGGTCGTTCTCCCGGACGCCGTATTTTTCACACAGGGTAGAAAAAGTATGCCGACAATCGTGTGGCGTGTGTTTCGGGTTGCCGGTTATTTTCAAGCGTTCCAATGTAGGGTAGAACAGGGCGTTTCGGTGCTGCGTCTGGGAATAGATGCAGAGCTTACCGTTTTGCGTCAGGACCTTGTTCTTCGCAAACTCATATATGGACGGATGAATCGGAACGATCCTGTCTTTTCCGGCTGCGGTCTTGATGCCGCCCTGGAAATATCTCTCTTCAAGATTAGTCGTAAGCTTCAGGACCTCGCCAATTCTCCATCCAGAGTAACACATGATTAGAATGAGCTGCACTTCCGGGTCGTCGGTGTTCTGCCAGAGCGTCTGAAGCTCCGTATCGGAAAACGGGGTTCCGTGTTCAACGTCATCTTTTGCTTTAACAGAAACATACAGTGCCTTGTTTTCCGTGACTATCTCTGAGTAGATTGCGAATTTATACATTTGTTTAAAAAGCATGAGAATCGTGTTTAGACTCTGCTTTTTGAGCGGGCAGTCGTCAATAACCTTTTGCAAATCCGGCGCCTTCAAGTCTTCAAATGTACGATCATACAGGGACTTGCTGTTAAGATACCCACAGTGGTATGCGTTCCTTGAAGACTTCGACAGATCGGTGTCTTCCGGGAACTTCCATGCTATGAACTTTTCGTATACCTCTGAGAACGTCAATTTGTGCGTTTCTGGGTGTTTTTCCTCTGTGCCCTTAAATGTATTGTAGTCCGACAGAATACGGCTTATAAGGGCGTCTGCGTCCGTTGTAGTGGCAATCTCAAGCTCTTTTTCCATGCCTGGCTTGTACGTCCCGGCTTTGTATGCTGTTAGAACAGCGAACCCTTTCAGATAGTCGTCAACGTAGCAGATCGCAGGCGGACGGATCGCTTTTCCTGTTGCGTCCAGCGTTGCCGGTGGGTGCACTGCATAGCAGTTTCTTCGACCCTTGCCGAGATAGCGGATAGACCCGAAGCTATTCGGCAGTTTTGGGTACTTCTTTCTTTTTGCCATGATTTTCCTCCTTGTATAAAAACAGCCCCTGCCGTTAAGCAGGAGCTAGTCTGGTTTACTCAATCTCGTCAATGTCAAAAGAATATCCAAGGACTTCTCCAACATCTGTGCATTTTCCTTTTAATGTTACTTTATCGCCTTTGGTAAGAGATGCTACCTTTGATTTTTGCTCGTCGTTTTTAATATTGCACTGTACGCCAATAATCTCAAAGTCGCCATCGGCTGTGAGGCTGATGTATTTTCCAGAGGCATCAATGTTACTGAGATTTCCGGTGATCTCAAGATATTTACCTTTGTACTTGTCAGATGCACCCATTGCGTTACTGTCAAGATCGGACATCATATCGTTAACGGAAACGGCAGTGTACTCGATCGGAGCAGCTTCTTCTTTTGGTTTAGCAGCAGTTTCTTTCTTTTCTGAAGAAGTAGTGGTTGCTGCGCTTTTATCTGATTCTGAATCACTTTCGCCAGCTACAGCTCCGATGATGGCTCCGACAAGGATTATCAGCACAACCCATTTGAACTTTCCACCTTTTAATTTCTTCCGGCACTGCGGGCAGACTTTAGCATCTGCCGGAATCTCTGTTTTACAATACTTGCATTTCTTTGTTTTTTCTTCGCTCATGCTTTATTTCCCTCCAATGACGTAGTTTTCATATTTTTCTCTTATTTTCGCAAGTTCTCTTTGCCTGATCGGGACGATCGCGCCAGATACCATCGTAAAAAAATGGCTTACTTCGCTTACCTCGTCCATATTAACTATATAGCTCTGGTGGCAGCGCAAAAATCTTCCGTCAAGACTCTTTTCGATATCATTGAGCTTTCCTCGTTCCTTGTGTGATATTCCGCACGTGCAATGGATCATTATGTATTTGTTCTGGCTTTCGATGTATTCAATATGCCGGAATTCAGCTCTGTGAAAGTAGTCCTTGTTCTTGATAGTAAGCGTTTTTTCACGGATATTTTCAAGCGTCTGCTTAACAACTGAATACATTCTTCCATGCTCAGAGCCTTTAATGATGTAATGAACCGGCAGCACATCAAGTGCATCAAATACATATTCTTTGCGTTCTGTCCAAAAAGTGATATTTCCATAGTATCCGGTTTTTCTTAATCTTTTAGCAATCTCTATGCCATTTTCTCCGTTAATGGAGACATCAAGAATTATTATGTCATACCATTCACCATCTGAAACATCGTCGATCAAAGGCTTTCCGCTGGTGTAGGTGGTTAATGTATATCCACCATCACCATGCTCTTTTAGATATCGGTCAATGCTATTTTTGAAAATCTCAATTCGTAAATTATCATCGTCACAAATCGCAATTTTCATGTAAATCATTCCCTTGTAAACATTGTTTTCGCCATTTGCAAAAAAAAGTGTTTAAATATGTTATTTTTATTATAGCATCGTTAAATTTAGTTGTAAATAGACGTTTTGAGGTGATTTATGAAATGAAAATAATCAAAAATATACTAATTATAATAGGAGCTGTGCTTTTGCTTAATTACATTGTTTATTTACCAATGTGTGTAGACGATTATATCCGTGAAGAGTCAGAAGTGTATTCTGTCCAAAATGCGTACAGATCTTCTACCCTACATAAGAATAGCGCCCATGAAATAAAGCAGAGCATGCCTCCGTTTTTATTCGCCCTGCCACTAAACAGAAAAGACTATATCTTTGATGTTACGAATAATTTCTATGCGATCATAAACATATCGGTGTATATCTGGCAGTTTCCAAGAGCAAACATTAGTGATATAATGGCATGAAACAAACTAGTGTTCGGTTCTATTTCCCACAAGCCGGACATATACTGTAATGTAGGCGGTAGTTGCGACAGGGAGGGTTATTATGGATTATAAGAAGGAAATTATTGAACTAATAGAAAACTGCGATAATATTCACTGGCTGAAAACGATATACGCATACATAAAAAGATTAATAGGATAGTAAAGAAAAAGACAAGGGTTTGCGCATTGCCCTTGTCTTTCTTTTTTACTTATTTGAAATCATGTCAATCAGTTCTTCAAGTTTATTCCATCCGTCATCGTCTAATCTGGCTAATGCAGATACAAGACGGTGCCTGAATGAATCTTCGCCGGATTTCTGTATATCCGCGAGCATTTCTGCAATTTCTTCATCTTTGCTCTTTGGAACGAACATACTTCCTTTTCCTGTTCTGAGCCATTCTTCATTTACTCCATTATTTACCAACATTATTACATGCTGGTCTGTTACTTTTCTGCGACCTGATTCAATATCAGAAACGCCAGACTTTGTAATTCCAAGAAGTTCTCCGAATTTCTCTTGACTAAGATTCATTGCTTTGCGCAGTTCCTTTATTCTGTCGTTCATAATGCCCTCCTTTCATTTAATACTATACCACCTCTGCGCGGAAATGTAAAGAAGAAAAGTTCGCAAACCGAACAAAAAACTGTTGACAAAGTTCTTTATGCGTGATATTATATACGCATACCGAACAAGGAGGTGAAAACATGAAATACAGTCCGCTCGGCAGT